AAGCCTTCCGACTCTTTCTCAAGCCATTGCTTGAAACCTTTCACGTCGGCGGTCACGTTCACTAAGAACTCTTCCACACGGTGCATGAACTCAGCGCGAAGGCCCTCGTAGGCATCGCGCTTGGCCTGGCGGCTCTCGTTGGCGTCAGCGTTGAGCTGGGCGAGTAGAGCCTTCTTCTCTTCTGCCGTCATCTGCGACAGGTCAATTGGGTTTTTCTTTGTTTCCATTGTCTCCATTGCTTATTAATATGAATTGATTGTTGATGTTTCGCTCTTCACGCTTCACGCTTCGTTCTTCGCTTACTAAGCCTCCCTTGCGGGCAATGGCGCGAAGCTTCACGCTCAGGCTCTCCAGTTCCTCCGTCGTCAGACGCCCGAAGGGCTTACCGCTGATCCGGGGGTTGCGGCAGAAGTCGTTCACTCGTTGCCAGTCGCTGGTGTCGATCTGCAGGCCCTGCATCAGACGAAGACAGATGCTGCGCCTGCGTTTCAGCTCCCGGTCGTAGCCGCTGGCGGCTTCCAGCTCCTTGCAGGCTGCGTCGTACTCGGCTTGCGTCATCTCGCTCAGATGCTCCGTGCGACCGTTGGTCCAGTTCTGCACCATCAAGCGCTTCTCCTCCTCGCTGTCGCGATGACTCAGGCGGTTCCAGGCGCGCCAGAATCTTCCGTAACTCTTCATCGCTCCCAACTGTCTTTCGTGAGATGATAGTCGACATATTTGTCACGGACACTTTGCAATAAATACTCTGCACTCATGCAGAAATTTTCAACCTCGATCAGAGGGATGTCGTTATAACAGAAATACAACAGGCCTTCAAACTCCCTCACTTGGATCCTGCGCAGGGCTTCGCGCCGAAGTTCCTTCTCGCGTTTCATCACTTGCTTGCGATGATGCTCGGCTCCCATTCTCTTCCACCATTCCTGGATGGTACTGATAATCCTCTTCATATCTTTCGGTTTTTATTAATTAAACATTAAACTCTTTATTATCAATAAGCCTCTTTTTACTTTTTTACCTTTAAAGGCAAGAAGGCTCTTTTTACTTTTTTACCTTTTTACTTTTTTACCTTTTTACTTTTTTACCTTTAAAAGCCGTTGCTTGTCTGAATCAGTCCATCCTCCCATACCCTGAAGGTGGCTCCGGCTTCTCCGATGAATCGACCCTGGCAGACTGCCTCGTAGCCGACGACTCTTACTTTCACGCCCGCCATATACTTCAGCCTGACTGCAGGCTTGCCCAATGGCTGGCTTTTCGCTTCCTGCGAGATGAAGATGAAACTCTTTCGGGGAAACTCATTCACCAAGGCTTCCACCTGTGCGTATTCCCAGTGAGAGTACTGAAAGGAGTCCACGATGATGAACTTCGGACCCTTGCGCTGCTTCAGCATTTTTTTCAGGTTCTCCAGATCCGAGTCGATGCAGACTCTAAACCTCCCTTGCTCTTCCTCCATGTGAAACCGCTGGATACGCTCCTTGAAACTCATGCTCACTTTCTCCTCAAAAGAACAGTAGAGCACCACGCCGTATTCGCAGAGTTTCTTGGCGAGCTGCATCACGAAAGAGCTCTTACCACCAGCCGAAGGTCCCGAGATAAACCAGGTATCATACATATCCGGCTGCCCGAAGCACCGCTCCCATTCTCCGTCCCAGGGTATCGGCTTGTAAGTCATCTTCAGTATCTCCCTGGGACTATACGCTCGCTTTGCCATGGTCGACCTCCCCGGAAGCTTCCGTAGCGTTCTCGGCTGCTATCTTGAGCTTCTCTATCTCTGTGTATACTCGTCTCAACCCGCCCTGCGTCTTCCTTACGATGGTAGGAATGTCTGCATCGGCTGGAGCGTTCACCTTGGCAACGATGGAAGCCTGCTTCATCAGAAACTTCTCGCGCTCCTTGCCGTCATCGGGTGTCACCTTCGAGAATCTGCCTCCGTAGCGGCTCAGCATCTCCGTATATCCCACCTTCTTGCAGTCGATGCTGCGGTTGATCTTCTCCTTCAGTCCGTCGGCACCCATCATATACCAGCCGCAGCAGTGCTCCGTGGCATTCCACAGCGCCTTCAGCTCTAAGAAGGCTTCATACTGCAAGTCTCCTGCCTCGTCGAGGATGATGAGCGGGTTGGTCAGGGTGCGGAGATAATACACCAAGTCCTCATACACATCGCTGTACGTTCCCTTGTTGTCAGTGCCGAACTCGGTGGCTATCTTGCGGATCAGCCTGCGCTTGGTCTTCACCTGCGAGCAGTCGATGTAGACAGCATTCTCATGGCAGCCGATGTAGTATTTGGCAGAGTAGGTCTTGCCGATGTTCGGCTCGTCGCAGAGAATCATGCTCAGAGAGGAGAGCTGCGCCAACTCTAATTGCTTCTGGATAAACAGGAAGGTGAAGGTGTTGGCAGGCTTCCATTCTATCTCGTGACGGAGGTTTACTCCCAAGCGACGGGCGATGCGCACCCAGTTGGCATCAGACAGAGCCTTATCGAAGGCGCCCTGCTTCACCATACTATACACCGAGGTGGATATTCCGAGGGATGTAGCGTGCTTGGCATCCGAAGGATAATTGGCGCGGTTCTGTGAGATCGCAGCCAAGATCTTTTTCTTTTGTTCTGTTGTAATCATAATCGTTCGCTGTTATAAGTTTATTCTAAGCCGATTCTTACGCCTGGTCGAACGCCATCGCTATTGCCAATGCGTCCTCGTCCTCAGCTATTGGAGGTGCGCCTTGTTGTACAGCAGGGCCTTCTCCCGGTATCTCCGGGCTATCTCCTCGTACCTCTTCATCAGCGCAAGGCATTCCGAAATCACCATCGGCACCATCGGATGCAGCAGCACCCATCCCTGGCGGCTTCGCGGTAAGCTCTTCAATCTCTTTCTGTTGTTCTTCTTCATAATCCTTGCTGTTGTGTATTCCCAACCTTGAAACCATGTTCTGGTTGGTGTAGTTCATGAATTCCTTGACCTTCTTCTGCTGATGATAGAACTTCTTCTTGTCCTCCTCGGTCTGTTCTGCCATCACTCGGTTGTAGGTTTCCACCTTCTCCACCTGGTCGATGAACCTGTCGCCCTGGAAGATGAACACATCCTGCGGCTTCCCGTCCTCATCCGGCAGATAGTAGGCGGTCACCTTGTAGTTGTTAGGCGCCAAACGCTCCAATACTTCGGGCTTGCTCAGCCACCAGTCTGCATAGGCTACTCTTACCGTTGAATTACGCCTTACAGAGGTCTCCACCTTCTCGCCGATATATCGGGCAAGGGTAATGGCATCGAATGGGCGTAGGTTCGGGTTGATATGCTCCATCAGCACGTCCCATCGGGTCATACCGGGATATTTCTTCTGATTAGGGTGCAGCGTATGGTTCCACTCGTAGTTGTCGCGGCGGTCGTCTGCCACAAGTTCATCGAAGGTGAAGTACTGCTTGTCCTCCCAGGTATCATTGCCCGCATCGCTTATCTTCTTCGATTCCACTCTGTATTTCCACTTGCCATAGAATCGGCCGATACCTACGTGGTTGCGGTGGATGATACGGCGCTTCTTGGCTCCGTTGAGGTTTTCCGCTTGCTTCTCCTGTGAGTTCAGTGGCGCACAGTAGCGCACATAGCTGAACACCGTTCCTTCCTGCAGCAGGGTGTACTTATACTCCGACATCAGGTGGTTCTCCACCTCGATACCTGCCGGAATGCCCCAGCCGTGCCTGGCTATCAGTCTGAACATGTCCCTGAAGCATTCTTTCACAAGGTTCTGGTCCTTGTCCCTGGAATAGCTGGCACCCAGCACGCACTGGCTCACAGAGTCGTAGGCATAGTAGGCTTTCACCCTCAGTTTCGTATCCTTTAGCTTGCGGGTCAGGTCCACGTCATCCATGGTTATCTGGCTCAGCGAGTATTCTCCGGCATGGCGGTGCATGTGAGGCATACTCTCGTGCATGAAGGCGCTCCAGCTCAACTGACTCTTGTCCCAGATAAGCCTGTTCTTAGGCTTGTTCAGGATGTTGCGGATGGTACTGTTGCTCAAACTCTTCGGGTTTCCGTCCTTGTCGCAGAAATCCTCCGGGTTGAACAGCTCGCCTGTCTGGATATCATATACGTCGAGCTCGCCACATACGAAAGCATCATACAGGTCTTTCACCTGTGAGTTGAGAGGCTTGTTAGGAAGGAATTGCAGACCAAGCACTAATTTTTCGGTCTTCACATCCACCTTTCGGGTGTTCTGGTTGCCGAACTTACAGCTGATCAGTACGCCGTAGCCGCCTGCCTTATACTCATTCACCTTCTTTCGGAATCTCAGTGTCGATTCGGGTAGGGTATGATGATAAGTTTCCTTCAGCACCTTGATGGTCTTGGCCATCATATCCCAGTCGTAGCGTTCGCCCATCAGCTTGCGGTAGGCAGAGGCGCGGTCGTAGAGCTTGATACAGGTGTTGAGCACCGAAGCATTCACCACATACTCCTGGATCTTCTCGGCCGTGAGGTCCAAACCTGTCTGCTGTCTGCTCTGGAAGTAGCACATGGCGTGCTGATCCACCTCGTAATTGGAAGTTATCCATCCTCGCAGCCTTACTTCAGGACCTCCGGGAAACTCTACTTCCACCGCCTTGCGGTATTTGGTAGGCAAGCTATCTACGGCAATGAGAGCCGTGCAGCCGCTTGCGCCACCGCCTCGACGTACCACGTTAATGCGGTTTCTTGTAGCCATCTTTTGGTAATTAGCCGGACTCATAATGCCCGCCTCACAAAGTTCTGGCACAGATATGCAAAGTGTATTGCCGTAATATTCCATTGTTATATATCAGTTTAAAACCAGAAAGAAGGTCTATCAGTAAGAATGCCCTTTTTACCTTTAAAAGCAAGAAGGCTCTTTTTACTATTTTACCTTTTTACTTTTTTACCTTTAAATAAATCATTCTTCACTGGTGAAATAATCCCAGTTCCTGCCCATCCAGATACCCGCTGTCAGGCATACGATTCCAATAATCAGATACAATGTAATGTCCATAACTCTATCCTCCAACTTTAAAACCTTGCTGCCATATTTTGGAGTGAAGGCATCTCGCGTACCAAGACGTTGTCCGCTGACGCCATCTCCTTACCCTTGAAGAAGATGGTAGCATTACCTGTCTTCTTGTCAAACTCCAGTACCGCTCCGTTGGGGAAGTATTGCCTGAAGCTTCCCTCATGGTCGAAGAGTAGGGTGTCACCCTTTTCGGCAACTACCGTCTCCACGCCGCCGTTAATCTTGGCGTATTGGCGGATGCGCTGCGCCTTGTCGCTCATGCCCCGCTTGGGGTCGAAGGTGAGGGCAAGCCATATCGACTGGTCCGACACCTTGAAGGTCTTGCGTATTCCTTCGCGTACCTCCGTGCTTACGTCTATTGCTCTTTTCATGTTCTAACAATATTATAATCCTTTTCTAATGGTGGAGGAAAGCGGAGTCGAACCGCCTTTCTTTCCAAATTTTACCATGCAGTTATCATGCTGTCCGGCCAAAACTCTGGCAATAAAAAGCCGTCCAGCTTCT